CGGGCTTCTTCGCCCGGGATCTACTAGAACAACATGTTCAAGTAGACGGCGTCATCATAACGCCGCCAGGGAATCCATCCTGCATCAGGATGGGTCTCTAGGTGCATACCCCAGTTCGGGGTGACACACCGTTTCAAGCGATACGAGGCAGTCTTAAGCCTAAGACTGAACCCGCACGCGTCCAAAGAACGTTGCAAAAACGCTGTCAAAGCACCGGCACCATTAAAGAAGTAACCCTTCCTTCGAAGGAACTTCGGAATGATGATGCTGTCTTCGGCAAATGCGATGCGTCGTGTTGACGGATAATAGGCTTTATAGGCCCACGACCCGTTTCCATCAATCAAGACCCTAGTTCCACTCATATGAATAAGTGAAACAGGAACCTTTATACCGGAATCCTCACTTTCGTGAAGAGGTACAAATACTCGAGGGCAAAAACCCATGAGATATTGAACCGTCCGAGATAACCGTAGACCTGTTTTCATAGAGAACAAGTTTAGGCGATTGATTGCAACGTAGAAGTCTTGTGGTTTCTCAAGAGATTGGAGGTAAACACCCCGCACATCTCGGCCGTCAAAGTAATCGGCCCCACAAGATTCCCTGAATTTTCCTTCAAAGAATGATTTGTCATCATTCACGATAAAACCTGCAAGCTTCAACAAGCGAAGCAGGTTGCGACATATCTTACCTTTCGGTACAATAATGTCGTCGCCAAATACCCCCCAAGATTTTTGAATAAAGTTTCTTGGGTATGGTATGTCAGCACACCTGAAGGAAGATTCGACCATAGCGCAGAATAGAATCGTCTGAATAGGAAATGTAAAACCATTACCCATAGACGAAACTATGTCCAACTCAAATGCACCTAAACCAGGTACATCGGTTGTACTACATCGATATCGGGACAAAAGTCTCCATAGACTTTCAGGAAGAACCTCTTTACAGAGGGACCAACTGATGGAGTCCGAGGCCGATGCCAGATCAATAGTGACATTACTGTCAAAAATTGACCCGATCCGAGCTAAATCACGGTTCCTAAACGGCTGAGTTTTTAGGTCAATACAAAACCAATCGTGTAAACGAGAGGTCAGTACGTCCCCTAAACCAAGCTGATAGTACATATTTAGAGAAGGCTCTATACATATGCACCGTGAAATGTCTGCATTCTTTGGAACAAAAGAGAGACGAGAACCTGCAACTATATCAACATCCCCAACAGCCGTACAACGAGTTTCCTCGGCATCGTGCCATAATGGGAATCGAGAGATATAGCTCTTGTATGATGAATACAAGTCGCAGTGAGTGCAACTAAGAGGCGAGTTAAAGAGTTTCGCATAAAACGATTCTCCTATCGCACCAATAGCAGAGCCTGGACCGACACGACCCCTCGAGAGAGGTTGAAGGTCTGTATCAGGCTCGCAAATTGGCTCACCTCCGCTGAACCAGAAATTGTAAAGGGACTTTTTAAACTCCCCCCACAATTCCTCATCAGCAGAAGTATTTAGTTGTAACTTCCAGTCTCCTGAGCGTTTGTTACTCTCAAGAAACTTAAGAAGAGCCGCAGAATCCGCCTTCTCACTCGATCCAGTACTGAATTTCTTCAGTAGTGAATGAGATAAAGACAGCCTTGCAGCTTCCGTAGAAGTTTCGGCTTCAGCCACGTTTAATAGTGGTTTTTGTTTGAAGCCGAGATCTGCGAGAAGGTTTGAATAAAGAGCAAAGGTGGAAAATTCCATATGCACTCTCCAATTTGATTGATAGGACAAACTGCGTGAAGCGTAACATCTTTTTAATCATGTTACACCACATTGCCTAGAGGATGCCTTTGACCACAAGGTCAGAAAAGTCATCACCTTCGGCAAACATCACCCCACCAAGGAGTGACATAGCAGACTTGATATTTACAGCATCCGACGCATCAGCACCAGCAGGGATATCGATGTTAAGTCGAATCGTAGCTTGGCGTAGCGTATTGCTGGAATCGATGTAAACACCTTTCCGTACAATCACTGCGTACTGGTTCATAGGAACTGAAGGATATGCATTCGAGATAGGGTTCTTGGCAGGAAGTGCTTTTGGCACTTTCGGTTTCCAAACCGTTATCGAAAATGGATCCGACAGAGTATGAGTGCGCGCATTCGTCTGAGTGCCACCCAAAGTGGTTACAACATACTGCTTTGCATTTGCATCAGGCGGAGTATCCGCTGTCAACGTATGCGTAGGAGATGTTAAGCCAGTAATGGCCGCCCCCGTAACCGGTGAGCTAATTAGCACTGTCATTTAAAATGACCTCGGGAAAAAGAGCTTTTCAAAGGCTCAAGGTTGGTCTAGAATTGGTTAAACATGGCGACTAGCAGCAAGAAGAGCAGTCATATTTGTCATACGCCTCCACTTCGTAAGACTACCAAAGTCAAAATGAAGAGAAGGAATAAATGATGATATGATCGCCCTATCCCACTGAGAGGTAACCACCTCACTCTCTGGATTCTTAGTATCAGATCCGTCATAGCGATACGCGCTGCCCGGAGGAAAGGCCGAAGCCGAATCTAGAGTATATGCTTGATGCATATACCTAGTGACGGTAAGCCTCTTCGTGCAGTTGCACCACTTGACGGATGATTCTAAGAATGTCAATGCTGATATAAAATCACCCACGTTGGTAAAATAATCAACGAGGAATGAGTAAGGTATCAGTTCCCATAATGTTGGAATAAAATCACTAAGCGCATGCATTAGCAGATCGTTACCATAGTAGGATTTACCTATCTTCGGTAGGGCGACAGATACTGCACCACGAATAGTGACAGATTCATCAGAACGGGAGTACTGTGTAAGTACCATTGTCCACCACGATCGCGAAGTTCCTGCTCCTTTATAGGAATACAGAAGCTTTGCGTCCCGACGTTGCACCAGAATGGGTGCAGTTTCAGGTCTGCCTTCTATAATATAGGCCAGATCGTGCATTGCGTCATCAATATCTTGAATCAGGGGTTTAATCCCAAAGGAATAGCGGAGCCATTCCTCACTCAGTTGTTTGGTTCTCTGGCGCTTAGTAAGTTTAGTACGAGCAAGCTTCTTTGCTTTGCTGTGGTACTCCTTAGTTAGCTTCCGGAAACCTTTTAACGGAGACCTCAAGAGATTTATCGTTTCTTTTATTTCCCCGAGAAACACACCACCTTGAAACTGGTATTGTGCAGCTCGAGCTTTGGAAACGAACGCAGAGAGAGTGCTATCATAAAGAGCTTGGTTATAGGGCCACGCAACTTCGGGATCTTGGTTAGTACCAATAGCCCCAGCATACGTTTCGCTATAAGATACCTGCGCAGGCTTAACCCAGAGGTTAATACTAAGCAGGCCAGCTTTATTAGTGGAAACACGTGACTTAAAACCAGAGGCAGATGTAGTACAGTCAACACTAGAGCGTAACCGAAATTTCCAGTCCGAATAGTTTTTACCAAAAGAAACGAAATCATTCCATTTATAGGAAGCTTCGGATCTAGAGGAATCAACTATCGAACCGTCACTAACGGCGACCCAGGTATAGACGAACTTATATGCTTGTTCTTGAGCACGTGATCCCATATAAAAGCTCCAAGTTCACAATAAAGAGGATTTTACACCTAATTAAAGTATGATAGAGACGCGACTAC